CCTAGATAAACTTAGAAAACATAAATGGCTCAAATCAGTTAATAATTCTGACCTTACAGTAACACTAAGGAACAACTCTATTATATCACTAAGAGGTGCAGACAATGAGAACTCACTTAGAGGTGTCGGTTTAGATTTCCTTATACTAGATGAATTTGCAGATATTAAAGAACACGCATGGTTTGAAGTGCTAAGACCTACATTATCAGACAAAAATGGTAGTGCATTATTCTGTGGTACTCCAAGAGGTTATGGTAATTGGAGTTATAATCTATTTACCAAAGCTGATAGTGACCCTGAATGGGCAAGTTTTAAATATACTACATTAGAAGGTGGTCAAGTTCCTGCTAACGAGATTGAACAAGCAAGAAATGATTTAGATGAAAGAACATTCCAACAGGAATACGAAGCATCATTTGTTAATTATGCAGGGCAAATCTATTATAACTTTGATAGAACTGACAATGTTATTCCTGAATACAAACCTGAAAGCAAAACAATCCATGTAGGTATGGATTTTAACATTGATCCTATGTCATGCGTTATAGCTGAGATAAAAGATGATGATGTTTATGTTTATGATGAAATACAAATCTATTCTAGTAATACACAAGAAATGGCACAGGAATTAAAGAACAGATACTATGGTTATAATATTATTGTATATCCTGACCCTGCTGCTAAACAAAGAAAGACATCAGCAGGTGGTGTAACTGATATTGCTATATTGAAAAACGCAGGATTTAATATTAGAGTAAGGAATACTCACCCACTTGTGAGAGACAGGATTAATAGTTTGAACGCAAAATTAAAAACAGCAAAAGGTAAATATAGTTTATTTATTGCTAACAAGTGTAAAAATGTTATAAAAAGTTTAGAAAGACAAATTTATAAGGAAGGTACAGTTATTCCTGACAAGGATAGTGGTTACGACCACTTTAATGACAGCTTAGGTTACATGATAGAATATTTATACCCAATACGCAGAGACTTTACACCAACAAGACCTGAGAGGTGGTCATAATGGCTAGTTATACAAGAGATTTTTTAACTGATAGACATATAAATTATGATGAAAAGTTTCATGATTGGAACTTTCATTTGCGTTCTTTTCTTGGTGGACAGGATTACCAAAATGGTTTTCTATTAAATAGATATACATTAGAGTCAGACGAAGAATACAGCAAGAGAGCAAGTAATACACCTATTGATAATCATTGTAAGAATGTAGTTCAGATTTATTCATCATTCTTATTTAGAGTTCCACCTACAAGAGATTATGGCTCTATGAATGGAGATGTAGAACTACAATCATTTATAGATGATGCAGATTTAGATGGTAGAAGTTTCAATAACATCATTAGAGAAATGCAAGTCAACGCAAGTATCTATGGTACTTGTTGGGGTATCATTGATAAACCTAATGTAGTAACAGGCACGAGAGCAGAAGAACTACAACAAGATATTAGACCATATATGAGTATTTATACTCCTGAGAATGTATTAAATTGGAAGTATGAAAGATTAGCTAATGGTAGATTTTATCTTACATCATTAACATTATTAGAAGATTTATTAGATGATGACGCAATTATTAAGGTTTGGTCATTAGAAGATATTACTACATACAGAATAAACGACTTTAAAAAAGAATATGCAGTAACAAAACCTATTTTATTAGATGAAGTACCTAATGCTTTAGGTGAAATACCTGCTGTTGTTTTATACAATCAGAAATCACAAAAAAGAGGCATAGGTATATCTGACCTCAATGATGTTGCAGAATTGCAACAGTCTATCTACAACGACTATTCTGAAATGGAACAGCTAATTAGATTATCTAATCACCCATCATTAGTTAAAACACCTAATGTAGAAGCTAGTGCAGGAGCAGGTAGTATTATAGAAATGCCTGAAGATTTAGACCCTGCTTTAAAACCTTATATTATTCAACCAAGTTCACAGTCATTAGATAGTATTATGAATAATATAAACATGAAGGTAGAAGCTATTAATAGAATTACTCACATGGGTGCAGTTAGATCAAGCACAGATAGAGTTCAAAGCGGCATAGCTTTACAAACAGAATTTCAACTATTAAATGCAAGACTTAGTGAAAAAGCAGATTACTTAGAAAATGCAGAAGAACAAATATGGAGATTGTTTGCTAAGTGGCAGAATAAAGTCTTTGATGGTGAGATTGTTTACCCTGAGTCATTTGACCTAAGAGATTTTGCTAGTGATTTAGAGTTCTTACAGAGAGCCAAAGCATCAGGAGTGCAATCAGAAACATTTACTAAAGAAGTAGATAAACAAATTGCTAGAGCAGTTGTAGATGATGATGAACAGATTACAGCTATTGATAATGAGATAGATGCTAAAACATCTCCTATTGGACAATTCGCAACACCTTCAATCGAGGGTGAAGAAGTACAAGAGTAATTGACTACTGCAACTCTTTTGGAGTTGGTTAATTGGACTCATGAAGAAAGACAAAAAAAACAAAAATGTTTCTGTGGAAAATTCGCAAACTATGGTAAACCCATTACTAAGAGCATTACGAGGGAACTTTTATGCTCAAGACACTACAAAGAAAGGGAAAGCCAATGCCATACGGAAAAGGAACATACGGAAGCAAAAAAGGTAGACCACCTAAAGCAACAAAATCTTCTATGAAGAAGAAGAAAAACAAGAAGAAATAATGCCTAAAGCCAAACCTATATATGCTAAAGCTAGACCAAAATCTTTAGGTAAGCCGAAATCTTTTAATAAGAAAACAAAGGCCTATAAATCAGCTAAGAAACAAGCAGATAAAAAATTTGGTAAGAAAGTAAGTCTTTATAAAAACATCTTTATAAGTACAGCTATAAAGAAATATAAACCGAGAGGTAAAAAGTAATGGCTAAAAAGAAAAAAGCACCAAAGGGTTATCATTATATGCCAAATGGCAAACTAATGAAAGACTCAGCTATGAAAAAGAAAAAAAGAAAAACTAAAAGCACAAGGTACTAATGGCTAAATATCAAGGCAGAGAAGTTAAACTTAATAAACCTATGCGTGGTGACACGAAAAAGTTTAAGGTATTTGTTAAGGACAGAACATCAGGCAGAGTTAAAAAAGTAAACTTTGGCTCAAAAGAGATGAGTATTAAAAAAAGCATACCTGCTAGGAAAAGGTCATTTGATGCTAGAATGGGTGGAGTGCTTAAAAGAGTTAAAGGCCAAAAGAACTTATCAGCAGCTTATTGGAGTTTACAAGCATGGAAAAAAGGGTTTAAAGTATAATGAATGGCTACCAAAACAGAAATATTAGCTAAATTAGCTGACCAACACGAAGAAAGAATAGTTAATGTACTCTATGATTTAGAAGATGACATTATAAACTCATTACAAGCTACATCAGGCGGCCAAAAACTCACAACACAATTAGCTATCCAATTAAGACCTAATCTTAAAAGACTTATAGAAGAAAATTATCTTAAAGAAGCAGATTTATTAGTGAGAGATTACGATAAGGTAGTCAAGAACTATCAATCATTTATAAAGAAAGTTCCTATAGCTGATAGATTTAAAACCCTAACAAAGCCTGACTTAGCTGTTATTAATCAATTAAAACAATTATCATTTAGTGGATTTGAAGATGTAGCTAATAGATTTCTAACTACTATATCTGATGAAGTCTATAAATCAGCCATAGTAGGAAAGCCATTCCCTGATATGGTCAAAGCAATTAGGGGTGAAATCAATGGTGTTTATCAAAGAAGTAATGAGAACGCAATTAAGAGATTAGTTAATATTGTAGATAAAAATAAATACTCAGATAGTGCAATATCTAAGAAACTAACAGCAGATGCCACTAGAATACTGCACACCAAGTACGCATCAGATAGAGTTGGTAGGAATATGAGATTATATGCTTCTCAACAGGCTCACGACAGTATCATGCAGTTTGATGCACAGTTTACTAAATACAAAGCAGAAGAAGCAGGAATTACTTCATTCAAATACACAGGAACTAATATCACAACTACTAGAGAGTTTTGTAGATCAAGAATAAACAATGTTTATACAGAAGAAGAAGCAAGGAGTATTTGGGGTGGTACTTGGAAAGGTAAATCAGGAAGTGACCCATTTATAGATAGAGGTGGTTATAGATGTAGGCACAGCTTTATTCCTTATGACCCTGCTTGGGATTTAGAAGATGATGTAGATATTAAAGAAGAAAAGCCAAAAAATAATAGAAAGATTTTTAACAAAAAGAATATTTATTCAGATACAGATGTAAATGCAGGGGAATTAAACAATATTTTACTTAACCTTGAAGGTAATGGAAAAAGCACAGATAAAATTAGAGGTTTTATGAACGCAAAAAATACTACTATTGGATATTTACCTCAATTATTAACAAAAGGTGGTACAAAAAGAAGAATAACAAGAGAACAATATGATTATAGACAAAAAATCGCAAATGATTTTGATGAAGTTTATAGTAAAACTCATGCTTCTAAGTTTCCTGAAAACAAAGTATTTGCAAGAGATGATGATTATTTTTTAAGTTATGCTACAAATAATGGAGGTTATACTTCAAGTAGTTTAGAGGCAGTATATATATATGTTAATAAAACAACCGATTTAAAGACTGTTGATGTAAAGGCTATACAAAAAAGTGTAGACTCAACACTTAAAAATGGTGGTAAATCTTGGAGTTTTTCAGATGATGTAAAAAATGCTACAAGCAAAAGAAGTGGTAATCAAGTTTTTACTACAACTATGCACGAACTAGGACATCAAATTCACTATTATGCAAATTCAACAGGAAGTTTAAAAAAAGCCATACCTGATAAAATACTAACAAGATATGCAAACTACAATGACCAAGAATTTCATGCAGAGTTATTTACAGCTTATTCGATTAACAGAAAAGCATTAAATAAAATTTATCCTGATTTAGTTAAATATATGGACGATTTAATAGACGAAGCAACAACAGTAATAAATAAAGGAAGTGTAGATATATGGTCGAGATAGTACAATCAAAAGCATTTGAAGAGGCTCTTAAAATCTTTAAACAACCACTAGACAAGCAACCAAAGTCAAGAACAGAATATTTTGATTTATTAGATAAATATAGATTAGAAATAAACGAAGAAGAAAAAGAATATTTTGACGACTTATATGAAAGCTACATTTAAGTTGAATAGTTAATGCATTTTCTATAAATCTTAGTAAACACATAACACAAAGGAGTGTCAATATGGCTGACGAGCAAGTAACGGAAACACCAATAGTAGAAGAAACTAAACAAGAAGAAGTCAAACAAGAACAACCTCAATTAAAACAACCTGATATTGATAAGATAGTTGCTGAGAGATTAGCAAGACAAAAACAATCAATGTTAAAAGAGTTGGGCATTGAAAACCTTGATGATGCTAAATCTGCAATTGCAGAAAAGGCAAAGAAAGAAGAAGAACTTGCATTAGAGAGAGGTAAATTTGATGAAGTGATTAAAAAGAAATCACAAGAGTTTACAGAAAGAGTTACTAAACTAGAGCAAGAACTTAAAAACGAAAGAGTTGATAAACAGCTTATTAATTCAGCTTCAGTCAATGGTGCTATTAATCCTGAGCAAATAAAAGAACTATTAAAAAATAATGTTCAATTAAATGCAGAAGGTAGAGTGGAAATACTTGATAAAGATAAAACACCACGATATAACTCACAGGGTGAACTATTAACTGTTGATGAGGCAGTAAAAGAGTTTTTAACGCAGAACGCACACTTTCAAGCAGCAACTCCTTCAGGGAGTGGAAGTGTTAGTAATGTGGGTAAGTCAGATACGAATAAGACTTTAAATATTTAGGAGTTAGATATGAATAATCCTGAGGATAGGAAAATCTATGCTGAATACAAAAGGCAAAGAGATAATAAACCCACGATTATGAATATAAATAAATAAATAATATCTTCGAAAGGATATAAATATGTCAAACGAAACAACCTCAAGTACCATTTCGGAATTATATACCGAAATTATTGCAGAGGCTCAATTCGTAGTTAATGAAAAATCATTAATGAAGAATTTAGTCAAAAACTACACAATAGCAGGTGGTGGAAAATCAATTGAAGTTCCTGTATATGCAGCAGTCGCAGCAGCAGCAGTAGCAGACGCAACTGATTTAGCCAACACAGCTATTAACCCTACTTCTGTAACTATTACAGCTTCAGAAGTTGGTATTATGACAACACTTACTGATTTAGCTAAAAATAGTGCATCAAGAAATGTTGCGGCAGATATCGGACAACTGTTTGGTAATGCTATCGCAAAGAAAATAGACACAGATTTATTAGCTTTGTTTGATGGTTTTTCACAAACAGCAGGTAGTAGTTCAACAGTTCTATCTCCTGCAACTATATTTAATGCAGGTGCTGTTCTTAGAGCAAATGGTTTGGACACTAGCGAATGTTATGCAGTTGTTCACCCTCATGTTGGTTATGACCTTAAATCAGGATTAACTAATACTTTTGCAGGTATCGATACAGACATTTCTAATGAAGCATTAAGAAGTGGCTATATTGGAAGACTTGCAGGTATGCAAATATTTGAGTCAGCAAACATGGCTAACACAGGCACAGCAGGAAACTATAAAGTTGGTATTTTCCATAAAGATGCTTTAGCTATAGCAATGATGCAAGACCTTAAAATTGAATCTCAAAGAGATGCCAGTTTACGAGGCACAGAACTGGTGGCAACAGCAGTATATGGTGTTGGTGAGATACATGACTCTTATGGTGTTGAACTTCATGTTAATTCAAGCATAGTATCATAATAGTATAATATTAAAGGTGGGGTTAATTCCCCACCTTGCTAAAAAGAAAGGTAATTATGAAATTAACTAACGGAAATAAAACTATCGAAAGAAGTGTAGTTGACTATGAAGCCAATAAAACTACATGGACATTAAGAGGTTGGACACCTGTATCAGATAAACCAAAGATGTCTCTTTTAAAGCCTAAAAAAGATAACAAAAAGAAAGATGACTAATGGCTAATACATCTGAATTTGCAGTAAATTTAGCAGAAGTACAAAAATATCAACCTGATATTGCTGCCTATGGTATTACAGATTTTGATACACAGCTGCAATTTGCAGAAGATGATGTTATTAGACAAATTCGTGAGGAATGGTGGGAGAGATACAAACATACTGTAAGATACAAAGATATTACAAAAGTAACTTCTATTGAATTAGTAAGTTCTAAATTAACAGACGCACAATGGAAAAGATGCGTAGTTTATAAGGCCTTAGCAGAATATATCATGCCACAATTAACTAAATGGAAAACACCTGAAGGTGATAATGATGCTTTTCAAGTACAAATAGAATTTTATAGAGCAAGTTATGCGACTGAGTTTCAAGCTATTCTTAGAGATGGCGTTGATTATGATGAAGATGGAGATGGAACAGTATCATCAAGTGAGAAAGAGCCTATACACCATTTAAGATTAGTTAGATAATGGTTGCTGATATAAAAATTACTAGCAACTCTATTCAGATTGCTAATGAAATCAAAGATATATCAAGGAAAATGGCAGGTGCTATTAAGAAGTCATTGGCTCATGTATCAGCTTTTGAGATTGAAGCTATTAGAAAAAGAACAGAAGAAAAAGGAATAGATGCCTTTGGTAGACCTTTTGCACCTTATTCACCTAATTATAAAAGAGCAGGAGTTAAGCAATCAGGAGTGGTTGATTTGAATGATCAAGGTCATATGTTGGGTTCAATGGCATTTAAAGCAAGTTCTAGTAAAGGTGAATTGTTTTTTAGACAAAGAGAACAAAATTTAAAAGCATCATTTCATGATATATTTGGTGTAGGTAAGAAAAAAATTACTAGAAAATTCTTTAGAATAAGTAAAGATGAACAAAAGAAAATTAGAAGTAAATTTAGTATAATACTTGCAAAGGAATTAAAACTATGAGTGAAAGAGAAGATATAGCCAACGATATAGTAACTAAACTCATAGCAGTTAGTTCACCAATTACATTTAAAAAGATTTCAAGAGAACCATTTAAAGTAGAGGAATTATCTAATGCACAATTTCCTGCTGTATATGTAGCGACAAGTGATGAAACAAGACAAGATTTTACTATGGGTAGTAATAGTACAGGAACTAAATCAGGAACTATTGATTTTGTTATTGTTGGTTATGTTAAAGGTACAACAAGCAATATAGATACTGCAAGAAATCAATTGGTAGAAGTCGTAGAAGAAACACTAGATAATGATATTACTAGAAATAGTAATGCAATAGATACACAGATTGTAGATGTTTCAGCAGATGAAGGTGTACTTTTTCCTATTGGTGCAGTAAGAATTGTGGTAAGAGTTTTATATGAATTTACGAGAGGTACAGCATAATGGCTAAAGATATAATAATGACTAAAGGGAATGATATTGTTTCTATAAACCCTAACAGCCTTGAAAAGTTTTTAAAACTAGGCTATGTTCAAGAAACTTCTAATGGTAGTAATAAAAAAGTTGAAATGAAACCAAAAGAAGATAAAAAAGAAATATATAAACCAAAAATTACAAAGGAGTAATATAAATGGCACATCATGGTAAAGAAGGTGTTGTAAAGTGTGGAAGTGCTGTTCTAGGTGCTTTAACAGGCTTTTCAATTGATACAACAGGAGATGTAGTAGAAGATACTTCATTAGGCAACGCAGCAAAAACATATTTAGCAGGTAGAACTGCTTTTTCAGGTTCATTAGATATGCACTATGACGAAGGTGATGCAGCACAAGAAACTTTAGATGTTGGAGCAACTATTGCTTTTACACTATTACCTGAAGGTAATACATCAGGTGACCAATCACTTGCAGGAAATGGTATTGTAACATCAATGACAATCGGTGTAACTTTAGATGGCGTTTCTACAAGAACTGTTGCTTTTCAAGGCACAGGTGCATTAACCATAGGTACTGTTTAAAAACTAGATGACATCAGATAAAATCGACTTCTTTGAAGGAGTCAAAGGTCACTTCGAGGCACTAGAAACTAAGATTATTGAAGTACCTGAATGGGGTTTAGTTGGTGATAAAGCTATTTATTCTAAGCCTTTTAATATGTTGGAAAAGTCTAAGATATTTAAAGGTGCTAACGAAAGCGACTTAAATGTTCTTATTGATGTTATCATAGAAAAATCTTTAACCAAAGATGGTGATAAGATGTTCACTATGGAACATAAATTAAAGTTTAAAGTTAAAGCTGATACAGATATTATTGGTAGGGTAGCAAGTGATATTATGGCAGTATCAGACCATACACTACTAAAAAAAAAATAAAAGAAACACCTGAAATCTATAATGTTCTTTCCCTAGCTGAAAGACTCCATAAAACTGTTGCTGAAGTATTGCAAATGTCAACTTATGAGTTTACATTGTGGCTATCTTATTATGAATTACAAAAGGATAACCACGATAAGGAACAAAGAATAGCGAAAATGAAAAGATGACAAAAAAAGTTGAAATAGATATTATTGCTAGAGATAAATCTCAACAAGCATTAAAAAGTGTTCAAGGTGGTTTAGCAGGTGTAAAAAGACGAGTTTTTAATCTTAGAAACGCATTAATTGGTCTTGGTGGTGCTGCTGTATTAAAAGGTTTTTTAGATGCAGGTATAGAAGTTGAAAATCTTGGAGTACAATTAAAAGCATTATTTGGTTCAGCAGAAGCAGGAGCAAAAGCACTAGAACAAGTTACAAAGTTTGCAGCAACAACACCATTTGAGTTAAGAAATATACAACAAGGAGTTACAGCACTTGCAACTGTTGCTGATAAAGCAGATGAAATGGGTATTTCATTTGAAGAATTATTAAAAATAACAGGTAATACAGCAGTTCAATTAAATGGTGATTTTGCACAAGCATCATTAAATATACAAAAATCATTTAGTGCAGGTATTGGTTCAGCAGATTTATTTAGAGATAGAGCAGTTACAGCTATGGCAGGTTTTGAAGCAGGTGTCAAAGTTAGTGTTGATGAAAGTATTAGAGGTTTACAAAGAGCATTTGGGTCAGGTGGAGAGTTTGGAAATCTAACACAAGAGTTATCAGAAACAGCATTTGGTTCAATATCTAACCTAAAAGATGCTTTTTTTCAATTTCAAGTTGCTGTATCAGAAGGTTTTTTTCCTGCGTTAAAAAGTGGTTTAGGCAATTTAAAAAAAAGTGTTGCAGAAAATAATGTAGCAATAAAAGAATTTGGTAATTCAGTAGGTGAAAATTTAGTTAAAGGATTAAAAAGAGCAAAAGAAATATTAGATGCGATACAACCACCTTTAGATTTAGTTTTCCAAACTATAAAAGGTTTAATAGATGGTTTTTTAAGTTTACCTCAATGGGTACAAACAACAGGAATAATTGGTGCTGTATTAGGTGGTGCAGCAGGTTTTGGAATATTAGTTAGTTTATCAGCTATTGCTAAAGCTATTAAAGATATATCAGGTGGAGTTATAATAGATAGCAAACAAAGTTATGAAAAAGTTTTAGGTGATGTAATTAAATTAAAAGAAGAATTAAAAACTTTTGAAGGTGATATTACAATTCAAGGTACGAAAAGAGCCATTGAACTTGAATCGCAAATTGATTCATTAGAAACCATATTAAAAAGTATGAGGGAGTAGAGAATTTTAGTATTTACGGAAATGATCGATACATCTATC